CTTAACTTAGACGAACTCGGGTTTCGAATTTCGTGACCTTCATCTAATACAACGCGCCCCCATCTTATTCTGTGTAACATCATGGCTTTCTCTGTCAAGAGTGAATACGGTGCGACAACGATATCAGATTTAAGTAAATCGTCGGGATCTTGTGTTCGATCCGAACCATCATATATAAACACGGACAAGGAAGGTGCAAATTTATAAATTTCATTCTTCCATTGGGTGACTATAGATTTTGGTACAACGATAAGTGTATTCTTTTTTACGTTTCCCAATATCACCGAAATGATTTGTATCGATTTACCAAGACCCATTTCATCACATAAAAATCCACCTTTTGCACCCCTTGTTAAATTCTCCATAGAAAGTAACCATGATACACCTTCTTTTTGATGCCGGTACAATTCACCATTAAGTAAAGATACTGCACGATTATATTGTTCCTCCATTTTTAGTCTATTTTTGTGTATGATAATTACTAACTTAGGTTATATTTAATAAGTGTTGATTTTTTAGGGGTGTATCCTTTATTCATTTTATATACTATTTTTTTACGGTTTTGTTCGAATAAAAATTTGGGGTTTTGTTTATTATTAATTTTATTTAAAGATTTTTTTAAATTATATGAACTATATTTATTCCAATTATTTTTAAGGTCTATATATACTTTGTGAGTATCTGAATGACTTACATTAAAAACATATATACTTGAATAGTCTACTGTATCATTTGCTGTCCATCCAGCAGTTAAAAGTTTTTTAATTTCCTCGTATTTTTCTGGATCACGTTTGATTTTATAATCTAAAAGAGTCAACCAACGTTCTATACCATGACACATGTGATACGTTTCGTTAAGGAAAATAAGATTGATATATGGATTTTCATAATTAACATATTTTTTATATAAATTATCATTTAGTTTATCCTGTGTACATGATCTATATACAGGGTATCCATCTACATTCATTTTCATACTAATTTTACCTACATACCATGTGCCTAATTTTTCATTATCCAAGATAAATATGGTATTCATAAATTAGTTAGAGAAAATAATCTAAATTGTCCAAAAAAAAGTGATTGTCCAAAAAAACTTTTTTTTATTTTATACAAAGTATCTTCTTGAGAATGATGATCGATTTGAAAAATAAATTTTTTTCTTACTCATCACTTTTTTGTTGGATAATTTGTAGTATTATTATTAATTTTTACTATATGTTTTATATATCATTTTAAAGAGTATAATATTAAATATTCTTGAAAATGTATAATTTATCCGTATTCTATATAATCGTCATCTGTGTCTGTAGATATTGGACATTCTGGTCTAACAAGTTCCTTTTTCTTACGTGTCTTTTTTGGTGGTGGATCGTCTATACCATATTCTCTATGATATAACACTTTTTGCCAAAAATCTTCCATAATAGGTAAATATTTAGCAAACCATTCTCTGTCACGTTTCACCCTTGTCACTATAATTCTTCTGGTTTGGCCAATTTGTTTCGCTGGTTTTATTGTATGAAGTCTGCTTCTTCCAATCTAAATATCATACACAATTGTACTGTGGCATATAGTGTTCAGTACACTATCATCTATAGCGCGCATCATGGGACACTTAATTTCTACAAGTTTGTTACTCTCGGATATTCCATCGGGTGATCCACCTAAAAATGGGTATTTTGGGTGTGGACACAAACCTAATTCGTGTACGACTTCCCCGTGTCTCTGTTCATATAAAATACGTGCCTCATCTTCGTACTTTTCCCCGTGTCGAGTTGCCTCATTACCAAAAAATGGTTCACCTTTACCACATTTTTTTAAAAGAAGTTGGTGTGGTGTTTCATATTTATTTACCCCTATAGCCGAAGCAGCATCTGAAGCAGTGAGCATACCCATTCTAAGATCTAACCACTCTTGTGATTTTTGTGGTGCATATTCAAAATCCAACCACTTCTGTACATTTGGGTGCATATTAACTAAATATTGTATATCACTTTTAAGCCTGTTTTTCCTCTTCGCGTGCGAGACGTAAACGTTCACGTAAAACACGGACAGTTCCTATAACTGCGATATTTCGTCGCGTACATTCTTCAATAAGTTCATCTTTTAACATGTGTGATAACTTAGGTCGTTTAATAACCTCGTCCTTTTGGTATGTATTAGCACGTGATGTAAGTGTTCTTTTAATCACGATGTTCTCTTCGGACGAAGACTCATCGGGGTCTTCCAGTGGTGGTAAATCGGAATAATCTGGTGACGGTGGTGGTGGTTTTCTAAACAGTAATTTCAATACTAGTATAGTACTGATAATACCACTCGCAATGTATAAATATTTTCTCATAATTATACATTTTAAAAGGGTCTATTGTTTAAGTATGGTTCATTTGGAGGAGGACCGGGTGGTGGAGGTGGTGGGTAAAAGAATCGTTTTGCCGCATGCTGTTCGGCTTGTTTTTTGTTCTTAGCATGTCCACGACCCAAAAATACGTTATCGACATAGACGTCGATATAAAAAATACCATTTTCGTGATTTAAAACACGGTATTCGGGTAACGAAAGGTTATTGGTTTGACAGTGACGCATGAGGTGATCCTTGAAGTTATCGTCGATCATAATCGAGTTCATATTAACGTATTCAGGGTTCATGTATATAGTCAAAATAAACTGTTTTGCATGAAGTAACCCAAGATCCATGTATATCGCACCCACGAGTGCCTCGAAAACGTCTTCAAGAATTTTAGGGTTCTTGAACCATTCGTTACGCATACCCTTTTCATCCATTTGAACCCAATTATATAAACCAAGTTTAGTTGCAATATCGGCTAACGTCTCACCTCTTACGAGTTTTGTACGCGCTTTAGTAAGGAACCCCTCTTGCCTATTTTCATATCGATCGAATAAAAATTTTGTAATGACAAAACCTAATACGGAATCACCGATAAATTCGAGTGTTTCAAATGATCCATCTAGAGATTCATCTTCTTTGAGTATGGATTTATGTCTAAAAGCTTTTTGGTACAAATCTAATTTAGTTATTTTTGTACCAACAAGTAATTCTACAGATTGTCTGTCAATTAACATGGTTTATATATAGTATGTATGTATTTTTTAAGCCGTTTCGACTGGCTTACTGTAATGTGGACTCAAGTACTTTTGCAAATTCAAAAACGTGACTTGGGTTTCAGCTGGTGGTTCGAGCAAATCACGCAACTTATCGTCCAGTACCAAAACGCGACCGTTGTCTGGATGCTTCAACCCCTTGTCGTTGACGTACTTGTTAATGGCGCGCGTGACGGTACTTCTAGAGACCAATTCACCTTCTGGCAATTCCAAAAACACACGAAGCTTTTCGGAGATGACTTGCTTGCGGTTAAACCCGTTGTTTTCGGCACGCTTAGCCGCCTTTTCCCCGTTTGGGTCGTCTTGTTTCGCCTTAACCTTTCTGACGATTTTAGAGAGCGTTTTGATATCGTTTCTGAGAGCAGTGATTTCTTCGAGTACGGATTCAATAGACATTTTATATATTACTTATGCCATCAATCTTTAAGTCTATTTTTTGAACGATAGATATGTACTGAGAACAAGTAGAATAATTACCGTCAATGACATAAATTTAAAAAGATTATCTATACGCATGGGATATAGATACCCAAACCCATATGGTTGTCTGGGGTATAAATCATTACCTGGAGCTGGACATCCACCAGCACAACATTTTGTTTTACATGGAATTATGTACCCCTTTTTACGAGTACCACACGTTTGCTCATTATGTGGGTATGGTGTATCATAATCAGCATAACATCGACATGTATCTTCACACTCCATATTTATTATATACGTTATATAATAATGGACGAGAATATTTACTCGGAAACTGCGGTTTCGAAATTCATGAATAAAAATTTATTTTTTGGTGATCCAGTTTTAAAGAAATATTACGAACAGGATGAACTAAAAAAATTTAGAAATCGTGTAAATCGTATGTATTCAAAAGAGTCATTTGAAAAAATGGCCTACGTTGTTGTTACCGATTCTATACGTGATATTATATATGAAGTGATAAGCGAACTTACGGTTTTTTTAAAACCAATGGGTGATATTATCGTTAGTGGTGGTGAAGCGTTCAACGTATACATGGACCGTAACGATAAGGTCATTACGAGTGATATAGATACCAAATTTGCACCTCGTATGAAACCGGATGAAAAGTATTTTGGTAAATTACAAGCCGTCAAACTTCTTCTATGGAATAGACTCGGTGAAATATCAAAGAAGATAAATATTCGCGTTCGTGATCGTATTTTATCAAAAAAGAGTAAAATTGGTAAATTTATAGGGTTACGGTTTGGTGAGTCTGGTCCTTACGTAACGCGTCGATACAGTTTAATCAAAAAGCGTAAACATGGTATCAATAATAAACCATCAAAACGTAACGTGTTTATCGATGTTGAATTATTCACACTCGATTTAAAAGTGAGATGGTATTCACCCGAGAAAAAACGTATTATACCAGTGAATCTTGGTGGTATTTTAGATATTGCGTTTATGCGCCCAAATGAATTCGGGTATGAAGTTATTCAAACACGTAAAAAGGGTGTTACTTACCGTAATCAAACTACAAACAAAACGGTTATTAATAATAAGATATACGTTGCGGGTAAGACATTTTTAACTGATGATATATACATCATGCAGAAACTTGGTCTTCGCCCCGAAATGAAGGAGAAGGATCGTCAACGTATGGTAAAATTAGCCCGTATTATAACTAAAAAATCAATAAAGGCATCAGAACCCATGGAAAATATATTAAAAATGGTACATAAGACAGCTAAAACACCAGCAAAGAAAGTTACATACGTTAAGAGTGTAAATATACAAAAAGCGAAACGTGTTGATCCTTCAAAATACGTTAGGTACACATCGAAACCATCTAGGGATAAATTAATGAAGCAGATTGTTTATGGTTTAGATTCATCCGTAAATACACTCAATATACCAGGATTTAGACAATCGAGTGGTACAAGTCGTTTTAACACGAACTCACTTACATGGAAACCCAATACAACAAACTCATACATTAAAAATGAATATAACTTCAGGCCAAATAGTACAACGAGCCTCGATTTACCAAAAAATATCAAGATGGAAGAAACTCTTTATGGATTTAAACCGGTAAGAGATAAATGGGTTCCAAAACAAATCCTCGAAAAATCTGCAATGATACCATTTATTGGGTTAAAGAATTGAGACCAATACAATATACAAAATGATTTACGATACTCTCTCAAAAGGCGAAGATGGATTATACCATTCTCGAGCATTAAACGATGAAAAGAAACGATACTTTGTTCAGTTGAATGATGTGTCTGTGTCTGATGTTGACCAGGAAACAGGTGAAGTATCATTCGAAATTACAGGTGACGATAATCAGGCGAAGGTCGAAACTGTTCACGTTACCAATCTTCAGTCCGCATTGGAAAATAGTAAGACGTGGTTTGGTAAAGAACTTCCAGAGAAGACGATTTCAGGGGCATATACCAGAAGTGAGAATCTCGAAACTGATCGTATTTCTGCAACACGTATTTTCGATCATAATAAGGAAACCGTTGAATTTAGTTCAGTCATTGTTGGTATGAAGTGTACAATCTTAGTAGAATTTTCAGGACTTTGGTTTGCGAAAAAAGCATTTGGTCCAACGTGGAATATTGTCCAAATGAAAATTCACGAAGAAAAAATTCCAGAACCAGAAGTTGAGGTCGAAGAAGAGGAAACATACCCAGACCAGTACATGATCCAGGATTCAGAATAAAAAAAATTGTTGATAGTATATAAAGATGATGATGAAGATGAAGAAAGTCTCGCCAAGACAGGCTTTGATTGCCCTCGCCATTGCGACTGTAATCTATTTCATGCTCGCGAACAACACAAAATCCATGTATTCTGTACAAGAAACTATGTATGCCCCATCTGGGTACGGTGCCGATGTCGGGCCATCCGAACCAGGAACAGCGTGTGAAATGAAGGCCGGTACCGGTCTTGCGTCGTCCCTCCTCCCACGCGAAGTTGCTTCCCAAGAAGACTTCGGTGAATTTGCCCCAGAAGATGTTCTCGCCGGCCAAAACTTTCTCGAACCAAGAGCCCAAGTCGGTTTCCCAGAAACTGTCAGTGGTGCCCTCAGAAACGCGAACCAACAAATCCGCGCCGACCCACCAAATACTAAGGAACCATTTGTATGGAACAACTCTACCATTGCGTCCGATACCATGCGTAGACCATTATGTTAATTAATTTAAAGAATATAGGTATAGTTTATATATAAAAAATGTCTCAGGTTAATCCTACAGACGAACTCTCGAACAGCGTCTCTAAGTTGGTTGAATTAAACAAGCAAATTACAGAAGCCCGCGAAGATATTAAGGTCTTAACACAGGCCGAAAAATCTCTCAAATTACAAGTTAAAAAACTCATGACCGATAATGGTCTTGATGTAATTAACCTTAAAAAAGGTAAAATTTCGGTTCGTAAAAGTTCTAGAAAAACGGGGTTAAATAAGACCTCAGTCAAGGAAGGACTTGTTTCTTTTTACGAAGGAAACGAACAACAGGCCGAATTGGTATTAAAGGTTATACTCGATAGTTTACCAGTAAAAGAATCT